GTTTTCATTTTCACAAAACGGGGTTCAAAATTTTGGAAAGGACTGGGATTAGCCCAGATACCGATAGATGACAACAGATACGACACAAGACGACTTGGAACGTCTTACGCAAGAACCGGGGCTGTCCCAGACAGACTCAGATTTGACCCATGCACAAGCCGTAGAACGCTTCCTCAAGGCTGCCACCTGGATTACAGACGTAGATATCGTCCAAGTAACCCTGATGAGGCACCTTGCAAGGGAAATCGACGCTGGCAACGGCAATGGGGCACTCACAAACCAACTAGGAGTAATCGCACGCAACCTCGCTGACAGACAGGTCAGTGGCGACAACGGCGTTGATGAAGATGAAGCCTTCTTGAATGGCGAGTGACGTTCACAGACCAGCGCTACGTTCCAAAGGTTTACACCAAGCCACTGACTGAAGACTTCTTGTCTGATGGTCCGTGGCTACGTGAGTTTTGCAAGCGCTACATCAAGTGGTTTGACGGCAAGCCATTCCAGTTGGACGACTGGCAGGCTGACCTAATTGACCACATCCTTGAACGCTACCCACTTGATTGGCCGGTAGAAAAACTACGGGGTCAGCTGAGGTACACAGAGGTACTGGTCTACATCGCACGCCAGAACGGCAAGTCCGTCATTGGTGCTGTGCTGGGCTTGTGGGGAATGTTCAGGCATCACGCGCCATACGTCATTGGTCTTGCCTCCACTCGTGACCAGGCGCAAATCATCTTCAATCGGGTCAAGGCAATCATTGATGCTGAACCCCAGCTGCTGAAGCGTCTAGCCACAACTCACACGCGAGGAATCACCAGAACAGACAAGCCGGGTAGGTATGAGGTCAAGCCGGCCAAACCAGATGCCCTAAATGGAATCCCTGTCACCTTGTGTCTGTTCGATGAGGTCCACCTCTGTGACGAGGAAATGTGGTCACAGATGGTCCTTGGTACCTCTGCCCAGACAGACGCAATGGTGTTCGGCATCACGACAGCTGGTGACGACACCTCAGGACTACTCAAGAACTTGCTGGACAGGGCACAGACAGCCGTAGGAAGCCCTGACAGCCGCTTTGGTGCCTTCCTGTGGTACGCGGACGAGGGCTGCCGCCTGGACGACGTAGAGGCCCTTCTAGACGCCAACCCAGCTGTTGCCAGCGGACGCCTGGACCTGGACCAGGAACTAGCGCGGGTTCTTGCTATGCCTGAGGACCATGCACGCCGGTACAGGTTCAACCAATTCCAGAACGGTGACGCTGACCAGTGGTTGTCAATGGAGTTGTGGCGAAAGGGTGCAGGCTTCAAGGTTCCTCTTGACGCTGAACGCATCGTCTTTGCCATCAACCGTTCACCATCCTGGGAATACGCGAGTATCACAGCTACGGCAAAGGTGGACGGGTTCTACTACACACAGATGGTTGCAAGCATGCGGAAGGCAAACCTTGAGTGGCTACTTGAGGTCTGTAAGACGCTGTACAACCGTCATCGTCCACACGCATTTGTCATGGACGGGTACCAGCTGGGTGACCTCGCAGACGAATTGCGGAACAACGGCATGCCGGTTGAACTCATCAGAGGGGTTAAGGACAGGGCTAACGCCTGTGAAACTACCTACGCCTTGATTGCCACAGGACAGGTACGGCACAACGACGATGCCGTGTTGACCCAGCAGATGCCTCTAGCAGTCAAGAAGAACTTGCAAGACGGATGGGTCATCAAATCTGGGGGTTCTATTGGCATTGATGCAGTAATGGCAACCGTCTACGGACTATACGCGGCAGACAAGTACCAGGAGGTTCCTCTACAGCTGTTCGTGTAATGCAACAGTTTTGCACTGATGCCGGATAATTAAATACAGAATGACAGACTCACAGAAAGGATTCCTACGCAGACTAGGTTCCTACTTCGGTATTGGTTCATCTGAACCCCAGGTAGTTCGCAGCGAGTTGCCAATTTTGGCATCCCCGAACTACCCAATTAGTGCTGTCAACCTCAGCCCAACTGCCTCTGACGCTGTTAGCCCAGACCGTGCAGTTGGGCTTGCACCTGTCTACAGGGCTATCAACGTCCTCAGCACAGCTGGAAGCCAGCTATCTATGGGTGTTTGGAAGGACGGAAAGGAAATCGTCTGGACTGACCAGACGTACCCAAAGTTCATTGACCAGCCAAACCTAGACATCAGCCTGTCAGCCTTCCTGGAACAGAACATCATTTCCCTTGCCGTAGCGGGTAATAGCTACTGGCTTCTTGAGGGCAAGACGAGTCCACGTGCAAAGCACAGCAACATCGTCATTCTGAACCCTCACGAAACGTACATCACGTATGAAAACGGAAAGAAGTTCTACAACGAGGGTGGCAAGAAGTACCCAGAGTGGATGATTGTCCACCTTCAGCACACCCGCCTACCTGGCTATGACAAGGGTGTTGGCCCAATCCAGGTTGCGCAAAATGAATTGCGCGGTGCACTCGATGTCCGCAACTACGCGGATAACTGGTTCCGTGAGGGTGGAGTTCCTAGCGGTGTCTTGAAGACAGACCAGGACATTAGCCCAGCTGATGCAGCCCGATACAAGGAAGCTTGGGACACCCAGCAGGCCACAAATGGCCGGGGTGCTGTGGTTCTTGGTCGAAACCTTTCCTACATGCCTACGTACCTGTCACCTAAGGACGCACAGTTCCTAGAGTCACGACAGTTTGACCGTACGCAGATTGCAATGCTGTTCGGAATCCCAGCTACCTACATGTTGGCCGGGGTTGAAGGAAACAGCATGACCTACACCAACCTTGAAATGGTTGATACCGCATTCGTCAAGTACACCTTGATGAAGTACCTACGCGAAATCGAAGAGGCATTCACAAGCCTCACGGTGCGTGGACAGGTTGTCCGATTCAAGGTCGATGTCTTGCAGCGTGCAGACATCAGGACTCGCTACGAGTCTTACTCCACAGCTATTTCCTCTGGCTGGTTGACACAGAATGAGGTCAGGGAAATTGAGGGACTACAGCCGCTAACAAAGTCCCAGCTTGAAGCACTCAAGCCACAGCCGGCTAACCCAATTCCAAATAACGAAGGTGATACAGCATGACGCTTTACAGAAGCGTTGAGGTACGTGCTGTAGACACCAAGGCCCGAACATTCGAAGGATTGGCGGTTCCGTACGGCGTAACGATTGACGTTCCAGCTGAGGGCATCCGTGAACGATTTGAACGAGGCGCTTTCGGTGACTTCAAGCCCGTACCCGTCTATTGGATGCACGAACACTCAAGGGATGACCTGGCAACGCCAATCGGAATCCTGACCCACGGTGAGGACACCGACGAGGGTTACGTAGTTCGTGGTCGCATTTCAGAAACACCAAAGGGTTCTGAAATCCACACGCTGATGCGTGACGAGGTTCTTAACAGCTTGTCCGTTGGATTCGAACCAATCAAGGACAAGGAAGAGGACGGTGTAACCGTCCGAGTCAACGCCCTACTTAGGGAGGTTTCCGTTGTCACAGTTCCGGCTTACGCAGACGCAAAGGTCAGTGCTGTTCGCAACGAACAGAATTCCGAGGCTGGTGCTGAGGAAAATTCAAATAAGGAGGACATTATGTCCGAGGAAATTAAGGAGGTTCTTTCCCGAGTAGCAACCCTAGAAGGTGCAAACGAGGAACTAACCCGACGACTCGACCTAGCAGGCGAGTCAAACAAGGACGAGGCACCAGCCCTATTCCGTAGCGCTGGACACTTCATCCAGGCACTTGCTGATGGCAAGGCTGAGGCTGTACAGGAAGCACGCAAGCTTGACCGCGTTTACACCGGTTCTGTCATTGCAAACTCCCACGCAGCCAACGACTGGAAGACTGGTCTTTTGACCATCGTCAACCAGAACCGTGACGTTCTTAACCTGTTCAACCGTGGCCCATTGGGACCAACCGGTATGGCTGTTGAGTACGCCAAGATTGACTACGCCAACACAACTGGTGCAGTCGCAAAGCAGGCACTTGAGGGTGACACCCTCGCACTCATGAAGGTTGCCGTTACTACGGCATCTGCACCAGTAGAAACTTACGGTGCATACTCCGACTTGTCATTGCAGGCAATTCGACGTTCAGACGTTCCGTTCCTACAGCTAACGCTTGAGGCACAGGCACAGTCTTACGCAGAGGTCACCAACGATGTCGTACGTGACGTTCTTACGGCTGCTACTCCACAGGTTGGCGCATCCCTAACCCTTTCTACTGCAAAGGGTAAGGACTGGCTTTCAGCTGTCATGGATGGTGTCAAGAAGATTAAGACGAACGCAAAGGGCGCACGCGCTGAATTCGTCTTGGTTTCATGGGATGTCTGGCTACAGATTTACACGCTTGCTGACTCCACTGACCGTCCGCTTTCAGACGGCTTCAGCGGTAGCGGTGTAAACACCATCGGTTCAGTTGATGTTCCAAACCTAGTTGGACGCTTTGCAGGATTCCCTGTCTACGTTGACTACGGTCTAGACGCAAAGACGATGTTCATTGCTTCCAGCCGTGCAATCACCACTTGGGAAACCCCAGGCGTTCCATTCCGTCTTGACGACGAAAACCCTGTAAACCTAACCAAGGTCTACAGCATCTACGGCGAATTGGCTGTTGGTGTAACGAATGCACTCGCACTCGTAAAGCCAACGATTGCCTGACGGTGGGAGGTGACGACGGTGGTCACTCTTACACAGGCAAAGCAGTACGTAGACAAGGATGGCAAGACAGGCAAGGACGACGCATACATTCAGGAATGCCTGGATGAGGCAACGGCTTTGGTTGAGGCGTTCATCGGTAGCGCGACTGTTCCAGATGTGGCAAAGGACCGTGCGGTTCTAGAAACCCTTTCTGAGTTGTACCACCGTCGTAACGCACCAAATGGTTTGTCACAGTTTGCCGGCTATGACGGACAGGCAGTTCGGGTAGCCCGTGACCCTATGGTCGGGGCTTACCCAATTTTGGGCCGATTCA